GAGCCTTAAAGAGTGTTGAGTTGGTAATGTAATAAGTGCTCCTCAACCTCTCAGCGATTGCTGCACGCTCTTCTTTAGTTAGCATTGCAAACCTCTTTCTCTTTGTCTTTGAGCCAGACGGCCAAAGCTCCAACAAGTCCATATGCGATTAGGGCATATCTGAAAGCCATCAGATATGCCACGTTATGCGGCTCAAAAATGCCCAAGCAGTCCGCCGTGAAGTAGACCAGCAAGGGCAGAAGAGTCACAAGAATTATTCTTTTTTTCATGATTTATTCCTTAGAATGCAAGCCATAAAGGCTCAAGAGAATCCGTCTGTTGATGAGCCATCGTTTTCCGGCTTTCTTGGCATACACCTCCCCTCGAGCGCACATCTTGCGCATCGTGGAGACTGGGATGCCTAACAATTGAGAAGCCTGTTCAACGGTAATTAGCTCAGTGTTTCGCAAGCTCTCCATAAAGCTAATCAATAAGCGGAGCTGTACAGTAAGCGGTAACGCACCAGTCAAAGCCTTTTTGTGTCATCCTGGCATAAGGCTCATTGGATTTACCATCTCGACGGGTGCTCATGATCTGCACGAATCTACCTGTCTCAATTCCTCGCTTTGTTGGAGCGTTGCTTCCCTGGCAGATCATGCCATCAGCGCGGAGAAGTGCGAAAAGACGTTTACGATTCATGAGAGGGTCATATTGTGTAAGGTAGCGAGCTGCGTCCGTGATTGTCATTGTGCCTTTAACGTTGATAACCGTGTCATATACGCCAGCTTTCGGTGCAAGCTCGTCAATCTTGGCACCTTGCTCAATGATGGTTGTATCCTTCTCATAAAGCTTGCGCTGTTGCTCTTTAAGTTGAGCGTCCTTGCGCTGGATAGCTTCATTTGCGACTAGGACCGCACGAGCGAGAAGGTCTTCATTGCTTTCTGAACCATCTGAGGCAATGTATCCGCCAGAACGTCTAATCGACGGTAGAACTTCATGAGTAACCCAACGCTTAAACTCTCGAGCTTCTGGCTTACGAGAAGAAAGAACAAGACTGTAGAAGCCAGCCTCGTTAACAATCGATACATTGGGATTTCCTCTATTACCGTCATTTAAAATGACGGTATTCTTTTCATCATCATCAAGACGGCTTAGAGCCTGTCTACTGTTTCCGACTCCAAGAATTTCGCACACATCTTTAGCAACGAACCAAGGTTCTCCATCAGATCCTTTAAGTGCTCTTAACTCTCCAAACTGTTGAGAGCTAAAAACTTGTATACTTGTATTGTCCATTTCAACTCCTTAAAGTTTTGGACACGCTCTCCCACGTTGCCGCGTGAGGAGGGCTCTTCTTTTAATGGCATTTTGCCCAAGAGATAAAAGCTTTACGTGCTTCAGCATCTCGTTCAAAACTACCAAGAAACCAAAGGTTCCCACCGTCTTCTTTGACGTAATAAGCATCGTTGAAACAACTCTTTATAAGCGATGCTCCATCAATATGAGATATTGTGGTGTGTGGTGCTTTGGCTTTTTCTGGCTCGAGCTTATGCTCGGCTTTAGGCTCCCAGTGGTATGACCACGCTGAGCCAGTATTTTGAGGTATTGGCATTTATTACTCCAGACATGCAAGCCATTGAGTAGAGACATTCAATGCATCAGCAAGGATTCTGATTGTTCTCAAGCTGGTCTTTTTGTCATTGACTTCTTTGCTTGCTTTGTAAATAGTTGTTTCTGAGATGCCAGTTTTTGCAGCAAGCTCACGAGCTGAAACCCCGTTAGACGCCATTGCTACTCGGAGACGTACTGCAATAGAGTCTTTAATTTCCATAATTCCTCCAATCGAAAATCGCAGTAATAAAACAAGTTGCGCATGATGACTAAAGAGCGATTTCGTTTGTTTATGCGATTTTCAAGGTTCAAAAATAACAAATTTTGTTATTTTGTTGTGTTTAGTATAACAATATTTGCTATTTTCAAAAGTGTTATTCACAAATATTGTGATTTTGTGTAGAATATGTGTACACTGCAGTTGAAAGGTGGTGTCTATGAGCAGATACAAGCTGATGCTCAAAGAAATACGCAAGTCAAGAGGATTGACGCAGGATGAGCTTGCGGAAAAACTTGGAGTCACAAAGCAAATTGTTAGCAACTGGGAAAGAGAGATTACACCGGTAACTCTTGGGTCAGCCAGAGAGATAACAAAGGTTCTCAATTGTACCCTTGACGAGCTTTCTGGATGGGAAGCAACAAAAGAGCAGCACGAGAATGAGAAGCAAATTGACGCTCTGATTGCTCAACTCAAAGACACGGCTTCAGCAATTGAAGATTTGAAGAAGTCAAAATGATTTAATTCTCAAGGAACGCACGTTCCAATCTAGTGGTAACACCAGACAAAAAGTGCTTCCGATATATAAAAGTTTGAAGGAATTGTGAAAGGGTTTGAGTAATGGCTGTTTATCAAGACAAGGCAAAGGACCGTATCAAAAAGGGCTTAAGACGTATGACTTCAATTGTTGAGAAGGGTCGTGCGGAAGACTTCAAAGAAGCTGATACACGTAAGATTGTTTCAGACATTCTGTGTGAGTATCTTGGCTGGGACAGGTTTGACAATGTCACAGCCGAACAAATGATTGGCTCTCGCTTTGCCGACTATGTTGTCCGCACATCAGATGAAGAGGTATTTGTCGTTGAGGTTAAGCAGATTGGTCTTAAACTCAAGGAAACACACCTTAATCAAGCACGTCAATATGCTGTTGACGAAGGTATTGACTGGATTATTCTCACAAATGGTGATGATTGGCAGGTTTATCGCACTAAGCTTGAAGGGAAAATCCCTGTCACAAAACTGGTATTCAGAGTTACCATCTCCGACAAGGAAACAGCTCCAGCGCAGAAATCCGAGCTGCTCTATTTGCTCTCTGAAGAAGCACATCGCAAGAATGAGATTGATGACTATTATCAGAGACGCATTGCACTCTCTGGAGAAAACCTTGCCGACCATATCATCTCAACTGAAGTCATTAATAAGCTGAGAATTGCCATCAAGAATACGACTGGGCAGAACCTTAAAAATTCAGAAATCGCAGAAGCTCTAATCTCGCGCTTATTCTTGCCCGAAAAGGTAACAGATGACAGCCGCAAGGCCATCGCAAAAATGAAGAAAGACGAGCGCAAGAAACCCGTTACAAAGTCGAAAGCTGCGTCTGAAGATGAATAAACAAAAAAGAGGAGCGCAAAGCTCCTCTTTTTATACCACTCGACGCAGCTGCAACACTTCTGCACCATCTTTATGAGCATCATTGAGAGCTTCTCCGATAGCCCTGCCAGCTCTCTGAAGCTGTTCCAAATCTGTATCTGCATAGCGCATAGTCATATTGATGTCGCTGTGTCCCAGGATGTCTTGGGCACTCTTTATGTCCATGGTTCTAACCGCAATCGTGGCATACGTGTGACGCAGATCATGAAAGACTGGTCTTCTCCCCTGTGTACCTATAAGACCCCACTCTTCAGAGTGGCTCTTCCACCACGCCGTGATACGCTCTGGCTTGAGATATTCCCCTGAGAAGTCACCTAAGACATACATATCTTCACTAAACGCAATTCCCATTAGCATGCAGTCTTCAATGTACTTAGTTCGCCACTGTTTCAGTATGTCCACGAGCGGAGTTGGAACGGGTACTGTTCTCGTTTTGCCATTCTTTAAGCCTTTGATGTATGTTTTGCCGCCATCATACGAGATGGCTCGGCATAGATGAGCTGTGACGTCCTCTGCTTTAAGATTTAAGTCCCTCCACTTAAGACCACAGCATTCTTCACGCCTCATACCTGTGTAATATGCCAGATAAGTCGCAAGCACCATCGGAGAAAGCTCAAGAGCAGAAAGCATAACTTGAAGCTTCTTGCGCGAAGGTTCGTTTAGCGGATTTGGCGGAGCAAGATAACCTTTTGGTGCTTTAATTGCCGCACATGGATCGTATTGCAGATCTCTAATTGCCACAGCGTGACGTGTGCAAGCACGGAATGAGTTAAAGGCTTTCTTAACCGTATTAGCTGCATAGCCAGAATCATAAAGCCAGGACACATATAACTCGACATCCGTGACAGTAATCTCTTGTAGTCGCTTCTCTCCAAAGAACAAATCAATATATCGAAGGTTATTCTTATAAGACGTGTAAGTGCGACGTTCAATCTGCTGTGTGGCCACAAGGCTCTTAAAGTAATTAAGACAATACGTATATGCCGAACAGTCGAGCCTTGTCGCTTGATTATGTTCAACAACCTCAACGAATCCTGCATCTTGAACCCATTTCTCAGCAGCTGCTCGAGCAACTTTTTTACCTCTTCCACCCGCGCAGGGAATTCCGAGAGATTTACTTTTTTCTTGGATAGTTCCATCAGCTCCACGGAAACGTACACGAGCTTGCCAGAAAGTTCCGTGTCTTTTGACTGCAATATTCATGCCGTTCTCCTTAACGTGCAAGCACTTAAAGGGGTGCAGTGCACCCTTTTTGCACCCAAACTGTATGGACAGTTTTACTATACACGTCGGACAAAAACTTGTTTTTGCAGGTCGTAACGGCATTTATCGAGCGTAACGGAATTTAATGAGCGGGTGATGGTATATCTTCTAAACCGCAGGTCGCGCGTTCGAATCGCGCAGGAGGCACCAAAAACTCCAGGTAGATGGCTTGCCGTCTACCTTTTTTGTTTAATTTTTTTACAAGTGCACCCTTTTTGCACCCCCTCTGCAAGCCAAATTAAAAAACGAATACCTGTTCGAATAAAAGTTTTAACTATTTAGACAGGCGATTTACCTCGATATATTCAAATTATGATATTGGATAGAAAAACGATGCTTTTAACCATATTGAAATAATTCAGAGATTAAAACAGTAAAAAACAACGTTACAAATTCCCAGTTAAACGGCTTGTTGTAAGGCGTTCTAAGACACGCAAATTGCAAGCTGGAGTATTTACACATGAAAAAAGCCCCTCTCGTCGAAACGAGAGGGGTTATTGGTTTAGTGCAGTGAAGTCAACCGACCAGCTTCATCTGTGTCAACCTGCACTGTGCTGTCAGCCTGGACAGAGCCGTCAGCGTTGACTGCGTACGCATGATCATTGTGGACGTGAACGCCAGCAGGAAGCAGGTTGCCATTCTCAGAAGCAAGATACTTCTTGCCTTCCGCGTCAAAGATACCCGTTGCCATGCGTCCATCACTCGCGAAGTAGTAGTCATAGCTTCCGATGTGCTGCATACCTGTGAGCATGGCGCACTCTTGAGGTCCTTCATCTGGGCAAAGGTAGAACCAGTCTGTGCCATCAAAGAACCAACCTGTGACTGCATATCCACGCGCATCGAAGTAGTACCAGGAGCCGTTGATGAACGCCCACTGGCTGTAGTAGTAAGCGCTAGGACTGGTCGCGTACCACCAACCTGTCGCATTCTTGACCCAGTGTGGCTCGAACTTGGACTCACCCTGTGCAAGCTGCTCCCACTCTGCATAGGTCAGCTTAGCAACATCAAGGTCAACGGTACCGCCCGCGCTGGAATACTGCCAAATTGTCCAATCGCTCCATGCTCCCGTGTTGTAGATCATGGCAGGCAAATCCCACGAGAAGCGATTGTCTGGATAACCGGCAATCCACAAGCGTGATACGTCAGCACAAGACGCTACCTGTGACCTGCCAGCAGGGTAGGTGTACACAACTGGATAGATGCCCGTCTTAGCATAGACGCGGTCTACAAACTGTCTTGCCCAGACCGTTGAGCCCCATGCGTCATTGTCACCGTTCTCCCAGTCCAGACACAAGAGAGCCTTGCCAATATAACCAGAGACACACGCAACAAATGCGTCAGCTTCTGCTACAGGTGAGCCACCTTCAGCATAGTGATAGACACCAATGAGCTTACCATCTGCCAAAGCGCGTTGAAGCTGTGCGGTCATGTAGCGGTTCATTGGCTGGGTTCCCTGCGTTGCCTTAGCGATGACAAAGTCAGAACCACTGTATGCGGTCTCGACATTTGGGTGCGAGTATGTCGCACCCAATGCTTGATAACCTGATACGTCAATGCCCCTAAGCATTGTTTACCTCTTCTTTTGGCTCTTCTGCTGGCTTTGTGTTGATTGGTTCGGCGTTGCCTGTCATATAACTTGCAGGACGCTCAGAAGGCTGTACATATGTCATAGCGCGTGCAGAATCGCCGATGCCTTTTGTGGTTGGGTCAACGGTGACGCCGATAGCACCAAGCACCGCTACAACCACGGTACCGATGAGGTATGGGTTGCTGATGAACTTAACGAACACATCAGCCAAGCTGCCCCAAGTCGTCAAATCGGAATACGCAAGTCCAAGGTATGCCAGGACGGGACTCATAACGATTCCAACCATACCAAGCCACCATGCGGGATTGTGAAGACGTACTTTCCAGTTAATCATTTCTAATCTCCTTAAATCAGAATTAGTGTGTATTTGCCTGCTCTAGGCGTTCCAATCGTCCCGCCTGGTTGCGAGTCACATCCTCGACCACTGCCAGACGGGTGTCATGAATAGAGAGGGCATCACGGATATTCGTAATAGTTTCATCAGTGCGTGCCATATACGCCGTGAAGGCTTTCTGAGTGTCATCCAAGTCACTCTTGAGCTGCTTCACGCCTTCCTCAATGCGCACCAAGCGCATCGCGTCTTCCTGGCTTGCACGCGTCATAGCCTTAGCACCGTTAATGAGCGTCAAGACCATTCCAAGAAACGACACCGCAGCGACAATCTGCTCGAATGTTAGTGGATTCATAACCTCACCTCTATTCCATACTCTTAGGAAGAATTGGAATAATTCCAGTCGCATAACCGCTAGACCAGTTGTAGAAGTAAATATGACCGTCATTGCCGTTCGCTGAGCCAATCCAAATCTTGGCGGTATTGTTTCCCGTCTGTGTGCCTAGAGAGTGATAGCCCTCAATGGCTGGTAATAGTTCTTTAGGCATTTGCGCTGTAGTGGTACGAGTTGAATAACCAGCTGCTAGATAACAATCGAGATACAACATGCCACCACGAATGCAATATCGGACGCGACAAACGCCATCATCTTGCAGAGTAGTCCAAGACGTGAACTTGATAAGCTTGGCTAAATCTTCAAACGCTATAACTTCTTCACGTCCGTGGGTTCTGTCACGAGCAATAAACCCCAACGAACCCAAACCAATGCCCTTAGCTGTATTTCCATTTTGTCCATCTGATACATCAAGCCTAATCGTAGGAGCATTAACAAAGAAAGCGCCACCTGAATTAAATAGTAAGTGTCTAGCAAACACTGCGGTCACTTTAGTATCGTCTTTACCATAGTTGTAACCGTCTACGATATTGAACACACCGCCACCAAGCGATACTGCACTCTGTTCAAACTTCGCAAGCTCCTCTGAGCCTTTCAACAGCTTCATTCCGTGGCTGTCGATGGTTGTGTGAACGCCATCTTTGTCGCCAACATGCGCACCGCTCTCATCGTGAGAAAAAGCGTTTGCCATATCATCAACCGTTGCCTTCACCTCTTCTGCCTTGTTGCTTGCTTCTGTTGCCATGGTCTTTGCTTCCTTTGCTGCTGTTGTTGCGTTCTTTGCGTCTGTGGCTACGTTGCTCACTTCCTCTGCCGCACGCTCAGCCTTAGCCGCGACAGTCTCAACTTTCTGCGCCGCCGCCGTTGCTGTGGTTGCTACGTCAGCAATCTTCTCTGTGGCTGCATCGGCTTTCTTCTCAACCGCTACCGCTTTTTCCTCAACGGCTGCAACTTTGATAGTTGTTGTTGCTGCGTCTTTAGCAATATTCCTTGTTGCGTTAGAGAGAGAAGTAACACGCTTTGCAATGCTTTCCTGCGCAGACTCTTGTGAGCTCGTGGCTCCCTTTGTCAGCGTTGCAGTAATTGCGCCAAGCTTGTACTGAGTTGCGGTTGGGTTAGTGAGGTTAATGGTGCGACCTGAACAAATCATGTAACGCTCAATGCCATGCGGCTCACTCTTAACGAATACACGATCTAAAAAGTCGACAGGCAACGTCTGCTCATTGAGATTGTGCAAGTCGAAGGCTGACACCTCGATTGAGTCATCAAGCTTACCCGCCGCAAGGTCAGCAACAGCCTTGTCAGCAAGTGCCTGTGGCTTATCCAAGTCGTAGGACATCGTCTTCTCAATGAGTCCATACTTCTCAACCGCTGCCATATCAACAACTACATCGCCCTGGATAGCAAAGCCAAAGGGAACATAAGCAGTCTCAGCTGACACGTTGACTTTATGCTCATCACTGCCTTTGCCTGTCTTGCCAACGGGAACGATGGCGGTGTAGATATCCTTGCCGTCTACCTGTGTGTCGAGGTCTAAGAGATTGCTGCCAAGCTCTACTCTCTGAGTTGCTTCTGCTGCGCCCGTGTCCGGTAGCCAGTCGATAATAGATCCTGTTGCGTCATACCTCACGCGCAGCCAGCCACCGCACGCTTTTTCAAGCTTGTCACGCATCTCTTTGAGCGTTGCAGGGCGTGTGCCTGTACCGCGTTGCAGCTTGCCATAATTCGCGCCAGCATTCACGCCGATTCTGAACTTCTCGCACGCATTCATAACGTGTGCGTTGTGCTGCTCGATGAACCACTCAAATAACTTGTTGGCTTCAGCGGGAGCGTTGATGTCGCACTCAATCTCATCCGTGTCATAAGTCTTGTAAGGTCTCACGGTAGTGTCATTGAGGTACGCCATAGCACCCTCGCAGGTCAGCTTCTTACTACCGTCAAACTCCATTGAGATTGCTCTGACACGGCCACGGAACAGAACAATGCCAGTCTCATACTCGACCAACTCAACCTCTCTGTTTGGAAGCATCACCGTGTCACGGGTGAAGCTGTCCCAGAGCGGATGCGTTGGCTGGATAGTAAGAGAAAGAGCCGGGGATTGTCCCGACTCTTCCTTTAAGCTGCCAGCTGAGATTTGAACGTCTGTACGTGGGTCATGAAGCACACTACCTGCATACTTCAAGATGTACATTTAAGCCACCCTCTCCCACATATAGACAGCGCGATATGGTGGCATGTTGTTATGTGGCTGGCCACCGCCGACCGCATCAACCTGGAAGCGGTAATTGGTGTAAGTGTCCGCCGAACGTGCAGTCCACTGATTGCCGCCACCATTGTCTGTACCGTAGTGCATGGAGGTGTCGTGGCTGTGGCTTGGCATCTCGTTGATGGTCAGCGTGTGAGTATCCTCGCCGCCCGTTGAGCCAGCGGGGAACTTCTGCGACTGAGCCAGGAGGAACACGCCGTTCAAAGCCTGCCATGTGCCACCCAAAAACGTTGCGGGGTCAGTTGGCTTGGTTAGTTGAATAATAATTCCCACTGGATACATAGCATCCAGCAGGTCGAAGTTCTTGGCCAAGTCCTTAATAGTCTGAGTGACATCATCTGTCACATCTGGCTTTGTAAGTCCAAGCCTTGCTGTTTTAGTGCTCATTTAGATATCCTTCCACTCGAACTTGAGTGATACGTCATTGCCTGGATGGTTCTCGTTGTCGCCAACATACATGTTGTTTTGCCATGCGCCACGGACGCTCTCCCACGTCTTGCCTGTGTAAGCCTGCCATTTAAGGCTCTTGAGCCTGTTCTGACCTGCTCTTGCAAGGTAGCTGAGTGTGAGCCCGTCAAAGCGATTCCACTTATCACCTGTATAGTCACGCCATAAGGCTGTACCGTAGTCAGGTGTGGTGTTCACTGTGATTGTGTTCTTGCCGTTGTGAAGACGTGCTGCATCGCTCGACCATACGCCGGGGCTTAAGAAGAAGCTCGTACCGTTGATGTTTACGATTGCGCTTGCTTGCGTGGTAATAACCGCTAGAGCGTCATGTGCAGGACCGTCAACAACGTAAGACTTGCCAAGCTCGCCGTTGAGCAAATACTCGACAATACCCTTGCTCTTGTAAGGCTCGCAAACAACCTTTACTTTGAGCGCAACGCCTTGCATAAACATCTTCTGGGTATCAACCTCGAAGCGCCCGTGGTAGGTATAGCCTTCATCCCAGGACAACTTGAAGTCATACGCTCTGCCATGCAGGAAGTTACGTAGCTTAGTAAGCGATTGCTCAATCTCTAACCAATCAAGAGCGGCGTTTGGATAACACGTAAGCTCGATTGTGCGCTTACCAAAAAGAGGACGGTGAGCGAACCACTCAGAGAGGTCTAAAACGCCATCTGCTCCAGGAATAGTGACTTGCATGGTCTTTGGTGCAGGTGGTGTATCAACATAGTCTGTCATGATCATGTTGAATGTCTCACAAAGCGGTGTGCCATCTACATACATCTCTAAGTTCATCGGCTTGCCACCACCTTGTAAGCACCCAGGTTAGCGTCAACGTATGGAGATACGACACCGCCAACAAGCCTGGCATCCATATAGAGCTTCATGTTCTTAAGGTCCTCACGCATATTCCTAATCTCAGCAACAATCGCGCTCTCATGGTTAGACTCTTTCATTGCATCAACCATGTAGCCTTTGATGTTGTCGATTGGAAGAATTGCTTCTGGCCCTGCTTCACCGCCAACCATTGGGCGTGAGCCATTCATACCAAACATCGTTGGCTTAGTCAGAATGCCGCCTTCTGCGTACCAGTCAATGCTGAGATGTGGCACTGAAGGTGGAGCAATCGAGAAAGAGCCAGAGATATTAAAGTGTGGCAGCTTAATATGTGGCAGCTGAATAACAAGACCAGCAAAGAAGCTCTTAATCTTGCCAGGAATGCCAGAGATAAAGCTGACCATGTTATTGAAGTTGTTTTTGATGCCGTCACCAATCGAGTAACAGAAGTCCTTCCATGCAAGGAATGCGGCTGTACCAAATGACAACGCAGCTGCAATACCGCTCATGCCATTGTGAACAACTGTTGCTAGTCCTTCGATAACAGGTCTCAGAGCGCCGCAAATCTCGCGAACCGTAACGCCAAAATTAGCTGCGTCACTACCAGCATTGGACATATCGTCACCCATGTCTTTAAAGAGAGGGGTAACAGACTGAATGCAGGCTGTTAGGTCCTTTGCAATCTGGTCGATTAAAGGCTGTAGCGCATAGAAGATACCATTAACAGTATCAATCAAGAAGCTGAGAACGCCGTTGAAGCCTTCCATTGCGCCACGGACAAGTGGCAACACACTAACGCCAAGCTCCATGAGTGGCTCAATAAATGGAGTGAGTACGTTCAAAATGTTCGAGAGCAAGTCCATAAAGAACTCTAGAGCTAGTGACACCTGCTCCATGTTAGCCTTGAAGATGCTGTTAACTTCATCAAGAGCATTAGTGTTCTCAATGATGTTATTGAAGGAATCACCGATATTCTTGGCAAAGCCATCAATGGCATCTATAAGCCCCTCAAGAGAATCAGCAACGCCATAGACATCAAAGCCGGTTGTATCGATGAAGTCACCGATTGCAACCTGATTGTCAGACAAGAAAGACTCAATAGATCCTGTCAACTTCTCTGCAACGCTTGCTCCAAGGTCCTTAAGGTCCGTTGCCTTGGCTGCACTGGTAAACGATGAGAACATGCCAGAAGTAATAGACTTAAAGTCTAGACTCTCAACAACAGCTGCAAGCATGTTGCCAAGTTCTTCGCCAATGCCCTTTGCAACATCTGGCAGAGCCTTAAAAAGTCCCTTGGTAATTCTGACGATTGTTGGAATTAAGTTCTTTGCAACCGTTCCGATAGACTTCAGAAGCTTCTCAGACATGCCCTCGATGTCACCATTAGGGTCTGCGATGGCCGTGAGCCAGTTCTCCCAGGAAGCCTGCATCATCTGAATGGAGCCTTGAATGGTTTCTGCCGCTTCTTCAGCGGAGTTGCCCATGATGCCTTGCTGTTCTTGGATGTCATGGATTGCCTGGACGATGTCACCATACTTCTCAATCGTCAGGTCACCAGCACGGCCCTGCGCCTTCTCAAAGGCGTTAGCGTCTGCAATAAGACGCTCCATCTCTTGCTTTGTACCACCATAGCCAAGCTTCAAGTTGTCGAGCATTGTGTAATTCTGCTTCGCGAAACCTTGATACGCGTTCTGGATGTCTTGAAGGTTAGAACCAAAGATTGACGCATTGTCGGCCATGTCAGTAATTGCCATGTTGCCCGCACGAGCAGCTGCAACTACATCACCGCCAAAAGACTGCTTAAGCGCTGCGCCCATGCTATTGAGCTGATCCATGTACTGGTTCATTGAGACACCAGCAACGGCATAGGCAGCTTGAGCATTAGCCATTACTTGGCTCGATGCTTCACCAAAGATTTTCTCAACGCCACCAGAAAGCTGCTCAAAGTTTGCATAAGCGTCAAGCGATTGCTTTCCGATTGCAATCATCGTTGCACCGATTGCAGCAACTGCTGCTGTAACTCCAAGAGCCGCTGTCTTCATACCGTCAAACGCCGCTGTTGCTACACCTTCATTAAAGCCTTTAGTCGAGGGAATGACAGAGACGTAAGCAGAACCTACTTCTGCGTTAGCCATATTCACCTCCTAAATTAGTGTGAGTCCCACCAGTCGTTAAATTGACTAATTGGGATTGGGTCCTTGCCGTAGACCTCCTCTTTGGCGCTCTCAACGCCTGGGCGTGTGAGTGGCTTAGGCTTAGGCTGCTTCTTAGTTGTGTGAGCAGAGGAGTACATCCATGCAAGCTGGCTTATCTGGTCTGAGAGCCTTGCAAGAAGTTGTGGAACAATCTCTTGTGACTCCCAAAGTGCATAGTCAATGTCATGAGGATGTGTTGCCTTCCAAAGCGCAGAAGACTTAGGCAAGTTTTGGATAAAAGAAAAGAGCGCCCTAAAACTAAGGCGCTCTCCAAGGTCATCTAATGTGAAGCTTGTGAGTGTCATGAGGTCGTATTCAAGCTCTCCAGTATGCTTAAGTATTAACTGCGAGAGCCAAACTATTCCCCCGCTTCAACCTCACCAGCCCCGGTACGCATCTTATTCCACTCAGACATGATGGAAGATAGATCGTCAATACTAAGCTTCTCAACCTCAACAACATAAGGCTTCAAGAAGCTCACGAACCACTTCACTGCTTCCATGCTAGAAGCTTCAGCATTCTCAAGAATGCCAACGCGCTCAATGTCTGCAAGAGTAAGCTGGAGAGGAATATGACACTCTGCACCGTCAACGGTAATATCAAGCGTCTTCTGAGAGGTTGAGAAGTTAAGCATTATCGAGTCACTACTCCATCATCGGTAAGAATGTAGATACTGTTACCCTGTGCATCTGGCTGGCACTTCAGCTCGACTGGAAGTGTTACAGCTTCAGCGGACTGGAAGTTCATCTCAGAAGGTGGAATAGCCTGGCCACGAGGAACGATAATCATCATCTTCGCAGCGCCGTCCTTCAACTTGAATACCCACTCACGGACCTCTGGGAGCCTTGCACCGATTGCAATCTTCATCTGAGTGCCGCGTGTAGAAGTTGCAGCGGTAACGGTTACTGCGTCCTTGCCAAACGCACGAGTCGCTGCACGCTCAGACATCTCAAGCTCAGTGAACTTGACTGTACCATCGAACTTCTCAAGAAGCTGACGGACATTAGCGCCGTTTGCTTCTGTGATGTCCTTGGTTGAGTAGTCGGTAGATAGAGCGATACCATCGCTGGAGATATAGCCAGAGTCCTTGAATGCAGCATTGAGAGCGGCATTTAAGTCCGTTGGAATAGGAGTACCGACTGGAGCGTCCAGGACAGCGCCAGTGGTAGCCTGGTCAAGAGCGCCAACAAGTACTTTGGAAGCGTCAACTGCCATAGTTAATTCCTTTCATCTTTAATATTTACTGACATAGAGAACGTGACCTGCCACACGACAAAGTCGCCCTCTTGCTTGCCGTAGCTAAAGACGTTTGGCGTGAAGACGGCGTTAATGTTTCTGTCGGTTGGCGGGGTCACTTTAAGAGCAATGGCAAGCTCATGAGCAACCTGCTCAGAGCGTGCGCTGCTCCTCGTCCATATTGATATGGTGTACTCAGGGGAATCATGCGGATAGTCCATCTCGCCGCCTGTGCGGTCGACAAGAAGGAACTCATCTGGAGTGTTCTTCTGTACTTCGGTTGAACAAGGTAGACCGATTGTGGTATGTGCCCACTTAATGACGTGCTCCATTGAGCTGAATATCATGATTACCCCCTTGCTGCCTTTTGCAGCGTGTTATGCAGAGCGTTTGAGTTGATTGCGTGTACGCTTGCTGTATGGACTACCGCATGAGCACGGTTCTTGCCGACTGTGACTTTCACGCCATAGTCTTTAGCGCCATACATTGAAGCGGCACGAGCTCGTATCTTCTCTGCGCTCTTACGTAAGACTTCCTGCGTTTTAGAGCCAGTCAAGATTGATGTCAGCTTGTTTGCTTTATAGATCATCTTGACTGTGCCGCCAGCGTTAGAAGCCGTGAACTGCCTAGCCATCAACAACTCCAAGCGGTACTAAGCAGCTCCATCTCCAACCCTTCGGAATCATCTGCTCTGGGAAGTCAACCGGAGCGCCAACAACGTTGAACCAACGCTTGCCATCTGGACTGACTTGAGCACGCCTAAGACGCTCAGCCCAACCACGAGGGAAGTAGGCAGTGGCCGTGACTTCAACGCCTTCAGGTCTACTCGCTTCCAGGTCCTTTGGCTGGAATGGCGCAAAGAGACAGCCTGGAACACTTATTGGCTTTGAGTACGTAAATGATTCATTGCCAAATCGGTCGGTACCAGATGATGTGCGCTCCTTCACAAGAAGCATCATTGTTGGCTTCATTAGTCCTCCTTTGGGAGAGGGTTCGCAAATACTGCGTACCCCTCATCGACTCCAAGAAGTGACTTCTCGAATGATGTGAAGTAGATGTCTCCTGTTGGGTTTGAGTAGGATACAGAGCCGCCAAAGGGTGACGCAGTCCAGGACTGTGATTGCACGCCGATTGGTGTTTCTGAGCCAGCTTGAAGCACTCTGATTGCCACCTGGCAAACAACAAGCTTCAGAACAGCTGGGTCCTTAGACTCAACATCGCAAAGAGAGCTAACAGCAGCAGAGATAAGGGAGAGCAGGTTCTCTGCCCTCCCTTCCTCTGTTGCTTCAAGAGTTGGAAACATTGCTTTTAAGTCGCTTAGAGTTGCGAAGGGCTTATTCTGCCCCGCCATAATTAGGCACTCTTAAGAACTGCGAAGCCCTTAGGGTCAATGACTGCGTAAGAGTAAACAACCTCTGCGCGATAAGCAATCTGGCCAAGGCGCTTGAGGTCGCCCAGTCCGTCTGGGTCACCAGTCTCAATAGTCTCGATGTTGATGTCACGGACAATGCCCCACTTGATGAGGTTAAAGTCACCCATAACAGCAAGAACCTTGGTTGCAGTCTTAGCAAGGGTGCCTGAGACGGTGTTGGAGGTTGCAGCTGCAAGACCGTCAACTACACCAGTGTTGAGGTTGATTGGAATCTCTGGGAACATGCGCAGACCGGTGTTCTTGACACGAACCTTGCGCAGGCTGGAAGCGTAAGCCTTGGAAAGACCGATACCAGAAATGGAGTAGCCAGGGTCAACTGCATCAGCGAGTGCATCGAGGTCAGCAGCTGGGTCAGTGGTTGCGGTGACAGCGGTTGCACCAGTGGTCAGAGCAGTCAGACCAGTTGCAGCCATGCCGGTTGCAGGGTTGAGACCATGGAAAACAAGGTAGTCAAGACCACGGCCAAGAGCAGCAGCGGACTTGTCAACGATTGCGTCAACAATCTGAAGCTGGCTGTCCTCATCTGCCCACTGTACCTCATTGGAGAAGCGGACAGTGACAGAGAGCTTCTTGATGGTGTGGTCGACTGGCTTCAGGCCAACAGTCTGAGAGGAGTGCTGAGTGGACTCACCGACAATCTCAGCTTCTGGGTCCTGAGTAAACAGGATGGAAGCACGGTTGGCAAAGATTGCTGGAGAAGAAGCAGACAGAGTCTGAATGACGGAAGTGTCTGCAACCTTGGAAACAAGGTCCTTTGCAATCTCAACAGGGAGCTTAATGTTAGTTGTGTTTGTTGCTGGCATTGTTAAATCCTTTCTTAATTACCAAATAATTGACGTGCAAGTTCGACCTTTGCGGAGTTATCTCCTGCTTCTGTGGTGAACTTGCCAGGATGTGGCGCTTTTACTCCTGCTTTAGGCTTTAGATGCTTAGCGAGTACTTCTGCAAACTGGCGCATTTCCTCTTCTGTGGAACCTACGACAAGCTCCTCCGGCACACTAAACTCAAACGCAATCTTTCTCTTCATTGAGGCTTGTTCCTCACGGGTCTTATAGCCCTTTATTGTGTCTTCAGCTTCCTGTGCACGCTTCTGTGCTTCTGCAAGCTCCTCTGTGGCTTTGGAGTTTTCCTTAGAGCGCTTCTCCCATTTGCGCGCTTGAGCTTTCCAGTAGTCAACGGTGTCAGTCTCATCAAGCTGTGCAGCTTCCTCTTTGACTTCCTCTATTGTCTCTTGTACTTGCTCATGCTCAGTAGTGTCTGGCATCTCATGCCCCTTTCTTTCTGTCCGTGCGGACCTAATAAAAAACCAGCTGTGCAGCTGGTTGATTACACCGATTGATTAGAGTCAGTATCTTGTTGCTGTTTACGCTTCTGTTGCTCTTGGTATTCGAGCCACTTTGCGTAATATTCCTTTGGGTTGTAACCGCCAACCTGTGTTCCAGGCTTACCCGCTACAACCTTGCAACGGCAGTGATTGTGGTAATGTCTAGTTGCGCCTTCCTTTGTGAAGTAGAAGCCGTTTGCAGCAAGACGCGCGCAGAACGCACACTCATTGCCTTGCGGAACGCGCGCAAACTTCAGTCCATGACGTGAACCAGCGTTTGTTGTGGTCCTATTTGCTTGTTGCAATACCTCACTCTCAAGCAGATTGCCGCACATCTCCAAGAACTCTGAAGCCTTAATGTCGTTGTGCGCGGCAAACTCTGCAATTTGCTCTCGATACTTCTCATTGACAAACATGGGAACGTTTGCGAGGTCGGTATTACTTGCATGCCCACCGCTTGTTTTGTCAAAAAAGTCAAGCGCAATTGAACCAGCTGCATCACCATACGTAAGCGTGACGCTTATCATCGACTTGTTGACAAGCTCAATGAACTCAGCGTCATCCATGTCTGGCTTAATCTTTAAGCCCGCTTGGATAAGCCGCTCAAGACTAGAACGTGCTCTGCCTTGCAAGCGTGTAAGCGTTGCATGGTATGCGTCCATCTCTCTCTTGCTGATGTTCATGACTACTCACCCTGTGAAGCCGCTTTGACAAGCTCCTGTGAAGCAAACCTGCGTCTGTCAGCCTGAAGTTCTGTGAGAACGTCATCCTTATAACCAAGAGCACGCAGAGGAACATCAGAGCTTGCAAGCCATGGGAAGGTCGATACCTGCTTAGTAATGGCATCAGACATTGAGACGGGCGATGGTGTCTCTGGGTTAGCAAATACTGCCGTTGTCTCGTTATCTCGCATGGCGCTGTAGAAGTCGAGGTCATGCTTTACTGCGAGAGCCATAGCAGAGACGTTTACAAGAGATCTCTTACAAGAAGCGATGTAGCTTGTGATGTCGATGATTGCATCTTCCTGGTTAGCAATGATGGCATCTGCTGAAGTTGGATTAGCAGATGTGAAGCTCAATGAGGACAGCGGGACATTCGTTGCATCTGAGAACATGGAGGCCAAGAGCTTCATATAGTCACTGTGTGGCTGCATGGTAAGTTGTGGCAGCTGGCCATAATTCGGAATCTGCTTGTTCTTATTTGGCGTTGCAATGAACGTTGAGCCAATAAACGCGCCAAAAGGTGAGTCAGCAATCTTCTGAGCAACGCTTGAGTCAGCACCAAGCAGATACTTCTGTGGAGCAGAAGCAAATGCAGCGGTTGCGCTCATGTTGAGAATCTCACGCTGCGCATCATCAACAAGACTCATGACTGTGCGGCTAATACGTGAGGTGCCGAATGGACGCTCAAGCGTTGAATGATATGCAACTGGCTCAACGGGTACACGGCCCATCGAATGAGACTCTTCTGTTGCGAACCATCTACCATCGAGCAAGCTGAGCGTAATAAACGTATCATCTGTAAAGACGTAAACGAGCGTTGGAGTCTTGATTGACTGTGTTCTGTTCCACTCAGCGTCAACCACTACAAGAGCAGCTTCAATACGCTTCTTAGCATCTGACCAAATTGCAGATGCTGCTGTAGCAGGATAGCCGGAGATAACAACATCCGGCTCATTAAACTCTGGGTTACCCTGGGTAACACTAATGAACGCAACTGAGTGTCTAAGTGAACTCATGACAACCTTGCGCACCAAGTTCTCTAAGTCATTCTCACGAGCAATGGAACGCAGTTCTTCTTTAACAGCTGTATCAGTTGCATTGAAGTTTTGGAACTGTACACGATCTGCCCACCAATTAACGCACTTTGCCGCCCAGTCAATCTTGGCATCAATCTTAGAAGCCAACTGAGGAAGAACAGAAACGCCTAAATCCTTAACCTTTACATTACCGTTGTAATAACGGTCTCTGAGAACATTTCTGGTATAGTGCTTGCGCCAAACTGCCACAAGCTGAGAGACAACCTCTCTGTTCTCATCAGACAGACCAATGGCAGCAGCCATGGAAGCATCGAGTCCTCTATCCACTAGAAGAACACCTCGCCTTCATCTTCATCATCTTCATATTGTTTTGCCGCCCAAGCAGCTAATGTGGCAGCTTCAACAACCGCTGCTCTCTCACCATCAAAGCCCCAGCCACCTGTGCGACCGATGGGGCGCTTGTATGACTCAGTGACTGCCTTTGTCAGCTCATCTTCTTCTAAGTCATCTAAGGAATCAGGCTTAAACCATGTAATCGAGCCTTCATTGACTGCGTCGACAAAGTCAACGTTGGCCGTGATTAAGTCAGCAGCCACTGGAATTGTCACGTTGTCTTTCGGAACAGAATCAATGACACGTCTATAGAGCGATTCAGCTCCCGCTTTGCCGTCGATGATAACCGGAACTGTTTGCGCCCTCTTTGTGACAAACTCTGCAAGCGCTTGCTTGCCGCCGATTGTGGCTCTCTTGTCTACGAGCTCAACATGCGTTGTATCGCCGTCTTTGATTGCAACACAAACAGCGAAGTAGATTCCATCAACTGAGAACTTCACCGCATAAGCAGATGGTGTGCCTTGAGGTGGCGTAGATGTCGCGCATCTCTGCCATGTGTCTTTGTCAATGAGCGGTGCTCCTGCTCCTCCTGCAAGCTCCTGTGGAGTAAGCCATACGCCTAGACACTCTTGAGCAAACTGCAAGCTATCCATCTGAGTTCTAAGGGCTCTCAAGGCTGTAATGTTAGTAATACCTTCAGCAAGCGAGGGTGCTGCTTGATACCAACGCTCCTCGTCTGTGACATCGCCAACTTCTTCAAGTCCATACTCAATCCAGGAAGTTTCAATCTCGCCATTGTTGTTAATGGCGTCTGAGCGCATCTTGTCAAACTTGTCAGCCGGAGAACCGGCTCGCCTTGGAGTGCCCATATAAATGAATTGCGGGTTTTTATTAGGACCACTAGAAGTAGTTGGAAGCAGTGCTTGAACGTGCTCTGGTAAAAGTTCCTGTGCCTCGTCAACCACAATGATGTCGAAGGTGTTACCAAGATTCGCCGTCTTAGTACGACAACTGAAGGCAATAAAGCCTTCTCCTTTACCCTCTGCCTGTGGCTTAAAAGTGAAGCTTTCTTGTGCAGTCTTTGACGAGACTCTCAAGAGTGAATCATTGAAGTACTTGATACCTCGCACTTCATCGTTTGGCTTTGTGCCTAAGATGTTGCGGAAGTCTTCAAGCGTTTTGACAGTCGTGTTGTAGTTGTGTGCCGTCCATAGAATGCGGTACCCAAACATCATGGCAAGCGTAAGGATGTACCACTTGACAATGGTTGTCTTGCCATTCTGCCTTGGCACCGATAAGCCAAAGATGCGCTGAATAAATTGAAGGCCAGTATCAACCGCCGCTAGTATCTCAAGTGCTTTGATTTGCCACTGTGCAAAATCAAAACCGCCTTCTTTAGCAAGCGCAACGACAAGCGGTGCCAACGATTTGGTGTAAGGCTTGTAAATACAAAACCTAGGCTCCAACGACGAACTTGAGGGCTTGTGCGACTGCGTCGTCGTGCTTTGTCTCAACGACATCTGTTGTATCAGCTCCCTCCAGTTCAGCTATCTGTGTGACCGCTGCTCGATACTCTTTTGAAATTGCGGAAATGTTGCGTGGATCAGCAACGAGCATTTGCTCTCTGAGAAGATTGCGAAGTTCCTTTAATCGCTCGATTGTGTTCTGTTGTTTGCGTTCTCTGAATGGCAGCGTGTGAGTAAGCGTCTCTTTGTCAGGGAGCTTCTCCATCGCTGTCTTTGCTGCGTTGTTTTTTTGTTGGTACAAGCTGTAGTACTTCTGCACTACTCGCACGGAACGACCGATGGTATCTGCAATAACCTTGTTTGGAACGCCCTGGTCCTTAGCTTTTAAGATGTAGTTAATCTCAGTTTGCGAGAGTGTTGCTCCATGCTTGCTGTTTGCCATGCACGCTCCTTTCGTTCATGTGTGCATTCTCATTCGTAGCCAGCTATATTGCCCCGTCTGAAAAAATGGCTCTGTGCCGCCGAGATAGCCGCTGCTTATAGGGGGTGAGGGTCACCCCGCCCCGTCTTTACCACTGTCTGCTTCTGAATATCTTGCCTTGGCTCACATCGCACGGAATCTTGTTACTCTTCTCTCTGTTGCAATGGCGGTGAGTAGCTTGTACGTTGTCCTGGCTGAGCGCTGCTGCTTGCCCAGACTCAAAAGGACCTGCCCAGCAATGGCGTTGCGCGTTGTAAAGTCTGAGCCAGTACCTTGATACAGGTACAACTTCATCAACTTCAAACGCATCCGGATGTCCAGCAGGTAGCGCGTAGTTAATCGGCTTGCCACAAATGGCACACGGCAGTCCTTGAGCCATGAGCCAGGCTCGCAGCTTCCGTCTGGCGTTGCCGTTACCCTGGCGAACATTCTTTGCCACTAGATCACCTTGCTAAATAAAAAAGCGCTCTGGTTTGTTCCCAGAACGCTTTGTTTTGCGCGAAGCTCTACCATATATAGTATTAGGTAATCGAACGACAACAAACGACATCGTGCGACTATTTTTATCTGCGAGTATTCTCCATATTCCCGCCAAACATATTAGATATGAGATGGAGCTCATCGATTGCTCTAAATGCTTCTTGCTCAATTCTCTGAAGCGTCTTAACTGAAGCTAATAGTTTCGATGATACTTCCTGCCACGGAAGACACTGCAAGTATCTCCAGTTAAGAGTATCAGCATAGATGGTCCCTTTAGCTTCGCAGAGACCGCCATCGCCAAGCTGGCTCACACCATACAGAAGTGTGTAAGCATCATTGATATAGTCATAATTGTCATTCATTCTCTTTTCAAGAAGAGCTTCCATATCAATTCGCTTATCGACTCGTGCCATCGTATCTTGATTAGTGCCTTTACTCCCGCCAACTGAATAAGATTGAGCTTTTGCTCCTTCAGTCTCTTGAAGACTCATAATTTGCTGCAATGCTCTTGTATTCTCTCTCGACGCTTCTGCAACACCGTGAAAGAACTCTGACGCAGTCAAACCACTGTAATCCATAATTCTCCAAACGTGAATACGCTTAGTTAGAGTAGTTATTTAAATTATATGATTTAGCTGGCTTGATAGAGAGTTTTCAACATTATGTATACAAGTTTTCTACAACTTATAAACATTATTGTATTGTTGAGCGGAATAACCTCTAATTTTTTATAGGAGGGTGCGCAACCGGTACGCTTGCGAGCCTTTCTCCGCCGCTTTGCGAAATTGCTTTGCGTGCAATTCGCAAGCTGCTTTCTGCTATACCGTTACGCTTTTAGATAGAAAAGCGAAGCAAGTATAGCACATCGAAAATCTCATAATGAGCGTATCGAGCGTAACGAACTTTAATGAGCGCTACCAACAAAATCTACATAATTTTTAGCCTAGTTTTTTCAATTTAGGGGTCTCAGATGACTCCAAGACCCCTTTGAATAGGCTCTACCCAACTAATAAATAATTTAACTAGTCTTTAGAACGGAATGTCCGAATCGTACAGCTCTTCTTCTGGCGCTTGCGGTGCCGTGAATGAAGGCTGGTCCTGCAATGCGGTAGCCGTTGTTTGAGACTTTGAAAGGAACTCAATCTCATCTACAACAACCTCTAGTTTGCTGCGCCTCTGGCCGTCTTTTGTTTCCCATGAGCTGTAATGCAGCTTTCCGTCAATGGAAACCTTTGCGCCCTTAGAGATAAAGCGTGAAAGAGCTTCAGCACGCTGTCCAAAAACAATGCAGTCAATGAAGTTTGGAACATTCTCCCATTTGCCTGTTTGCGGATTCTTGCGGCGGTCATTAACGGCAACACCGAATGAAAGGATATTTGTTCCTCCTGCGGTAGAGCGGAGCTCCGGGTCACGGGTTAGGTTTCCAGAGATATTAACGTGGTTAATTGACATGTTGAACTCCTAAAAATACTTGTCGATTATCTTCTCGACATCCATTACACGAGGTGAATACGAGTAATTAGACATTTCCCAAACAAGGAACTTATGTGGAAAGCCTCTAATATCGTCACCGTATAAGACTGAGACCCAGTTACCACGAGACTTAAAATAAATATGCTCAACACAAGCGTTGCTGCGGTCAGTCCATGTCTTACCATAAAGCTCTAAGGCGTCACACAACTCTTGGACGTACTTACTCCGCTTCATGTCTACCAAGCACCTCCAGAATCTCTTCTGGCGTCTTAGCCGCGCCCGGTGCGAACGCATAATCATCTATCGAATGAATAATAGAAACCTCAAGCTTTAACGGAAATCCTGACGTGACACCATGTTCAATTCCACTTGGCGTTATATAGTACGAGCACATACAGCAAAGTATTGACCCGTCATCTAAAGGAATCCAAGTCCGCTCAGTACTAAATCCAGAATGGTCTTCCCAAGGAATATTTTGAGCATCAAGCAGTTTGCGTAGATCCTTTGTAACTTTACTAATAGCCATGCTAATATCTGCCTTTCTTTAATTGTCTGATAATTACTTCTTATCTAGCACTCACTAAGGGATAAATAGAATTTCCAAGTTGAACGAACGTTTTTTGTAAAATTCAACTTGAATAAAAATTGCTAATTGCAACAAATTGCAACAAGCCTTTAAAGCATGGAGCGATTAGAACTCTCTTTGCTCAATGGTCCTGAGAGCGTCTCCAAATGCTTCTGCCGCTGCCATGTCACGTCCAGGAAGCAAATGGGAATAGATTCTCAATGTCGTTGCTGGGTCTGCATGGCCAAGACGCTCGGACAGAGTCTTTAAGTCGACTCCACTTGCTAAACACCAAGACGCGTGAGTGTGTCTGAGTGAATGGAACGTGATGCCTTGAGGTAGCTTGAGAGTGCGTCTCATACGTGTAAATGACCTCGAGACGCTCGTAGGGCGCATGTATGAGCCATCAAGACTAATTAACGGTGTAGAAGACTCTACAAAGGCAATATGGGATTTCTGAAGCTTCATGTAATCGCTAATAAAACTGATGTCCGAGTCTGTAATGGCTATGTTTCTTGATCTCTTGCCCTTTGTTGATTCTCGCCTGTATGGCTTCCTGTACGATTCTTCAATGACGGTACCAGATACGTGAATATGCTTATATAGCATGTTCACATCACTGTATCTGACAGCACAAACTTCACCGCAGCGCATACCAGTTACTAAAGACAACCAAGCAGCAAAGGCACAAACAACACGGGAATTAAACTCATTCTCTTGAATAGCTGTGGTAATTCTGGAATTAATAAGGGTGCTTATTCCAGCGAAACCCCATTCTTCAATGGAAACGGCTTCATGAACTTCCCTGGACGGCTTGGCCACGTTAATAAGCGGGTTATAGTCGCATATTCCAGCAGAAACAAAATAATTGTAAGCACCTCTCAAGAACTGATGCAGGTTAATTACACTATTTCGAGACAGTCCCTTCTTCAACAGATCCTGCTCAAAAGAGGTAAGTAAAGAGGACGTAACACTCCTTACATCCTCTTTACCGAGCCGACCGTTGATATGATTTCTAATAAAGCCTTCATGTTGCCTTGTAGTGTTAGGGCTCGCACCATTCCTGCGCTTAATTGACACATATTCAAGAAGCAAGTCAGTGAGCTGTGTACTTTTAACTTTGCCATCTGACGTAATATGTGAAGCCCACATATTAGCTAATTCTTCAGCTTCTTTCTGCGTTTTAGCTGCAGGAAAACTTGCATAAGGCTGAATGATTTTGCCGTATAGATTCCTTCCCAAGTAAAGTCGACAGCACCAAATGCCGTTTGAATTTAGCCGTACTTTTATTGAGCGGTTCATTAGTAACCGCCTTGCAGATATTCGTCATCTTTGAAGTATTCGACGAACTTGTTAAGAGTGCATAACAATGTCGTTAATTGCTTATCTGACAAGTTAATTTCTCTTAGGACAGCAGCTAAATCGTTACTCGTAAGAGCTCGCCGCATATCGCTCTGACTGTTATATACTTCGGCAACCAGATCACGAATAAATTTCAAGTCTGCAATACGTAGTCGTTTCTTCATTAGTACCTCTTCATATAGCAGCCTTTGAAACGTCTCCACTCAAGAATCAAGCCAATCGCATTAGCCTTTCTTGAGCCGTCGTATCCCAGGCAAATACCCTCGTCCTTTGCGACTGCCTTGATTTCCTTCATTGTCATCTTATCAAGACGCTCTCTGTCTTCTGCTTCTTTAGGGTTCATTAGTCTCTCCTTAGTGGCATGCTCATTACCATCGCGACAATAATTGCGATAACGCCAATACCAGCAACAACCGCAACGTTTTGGGTATCGCCAGTTGCAGGCAGTACAGCCTTCTTCTTTGCCTTCTTCGCTGGCTTTACTGGCTCGGGCTGTGGCTCGGGGTCGCTATCCTGTGGCGTTGGCACTGGCTCGGGTGTAGGTGTTGGCGGTGTCTCTGGTTCGGGCTGTGGCTCGGGCGTTACTGGCTCAGTTGGCTGTGGGCGATTGTCGCCGCTACCATTACCGCCGCTATCCTGGCTAACGTATTGATAGCGTGAGCCCTGCGTAGTCTCGCGGCTCTTTAGTTGAATAGAGTTCGAGGTCGTCTCTGTTCCTTCGGTTTCGTAATACATGAAGTACTGGTTGCCTTGGAAATCAACGCTCGACAAGTCCCACGTGAAGCCGCTACCGTTGATTACTGGCTCGGGAACGTTGATACGCACCCAGCTTGCAGGGTCAATGTTGCTGTATGCGTCCATGTGGACACGGTATAAGCGGAATGAGCCAGGAATAATGCGTGTACCCTCTTGCGCTGTATCCTCTAGTACGACGTTAGTAAGGTTATCCGCTGCGTGGTTCAAACGGACTGACCACTCGACCGTGCCGTGGTCGGTTTTGACACCCCACTTGGCGATGACCTCGTGCTGGATAATGCCGTAATGCTTTGTCTCAAAGCTAGTTTCTACGACCTGCCCCGTGGCTTCATCAATGAGCCTTAGCGTGGTTGTTCCAGCCGCTGCGTCACCTTTGACGTGTGCCGCAAGCCAAAGCGTACCTTGCACGTGGTCTTTACCCTCAACCCATGATGTGTAAGTGATCGTGACGCGCCCGGGTGTCACTTGCGCGTTTGCCATGACGGCACCATCTGGCGCGTAAATGTCGAAGCTGGCCGCGTTGGTTGCTGGGAAGTCGAGTATATCGGGAATAGCCAGCGAGAACGTATCGCCCTCGTGGACTTCACCTTGCGCTTGCCAAGAAGCCGTCAAGTAGATGTCTTGGTTCGTGAATGCAGAGGTTAAGTCCTGCTTGTTTTTGTCGGTGACTTTGAAACTGGTAATTGTGGTCGGTACCGTCTGAGCCTGTGCAAATGCTGGGACAAATACCAGCACTGCAAAGACGCAGATAGCCAGCCATTGAAGAATCTTCTTCATGGTTTAAGCCTTTCTATTTGGTTGTTAAAAATGGGGAATTAAAAATAAATAAAAATTTAATCGCTAAAAGCAAAAGCAATACCAGCGAGAATACAGAAAACTAGAACAGCAATATCTGCAACACCCATATGGACCTCCTTTCTGTCTGTAAGGTTGCTTATAAGAGTTTTTCAAGGGTCTCTTTAAGCGAGTTATAAAGGCCATAAGTAATCTTGTTTTCACTGAGATTAACCACATGTATTCCACAGGCAAGTGCAACATCACTCTCAAGTCTTGCTCCACGAGAGGCATTCCAACCAGGCAGCAGTACTACTGTGTCGTAATTAGTAATTTCTGAAAGGCATCGATGCATTGCCTGTTCCCAGCTAGAGCTTGCAGGAATCTGCGCAGCGGGGTTATAGATCTGCTCAGCATCGTCAAGCGCAGCAAGCTCTTCAACAAACATAAACAAGCCTTTGTAATTCTTCACGTTAGTAATTGGTCCAGAAAGGTACACTCGTTTGCCCTTAATAGCAGAGCCGAGACATTCACTATTGCTCAAATATGCCAATAAGGCGTAACGCTCGATGAGGTCAACAGCTTTCTCAACAGAATCCATTACTACTCCTTAATTTTTAGCTTGTATCTGTTTCTGTTTGTTCGCTCTCGCTTCCCTCTCTTTGCAGCTCGCGCGCATCGAATATACCAATAATCACGCAAAAGTGAGTAGGTATATAGCGGCCCTCCATAGGCAAAATGGGTTCCTAAGAGCCACTTAGGACCTTCCGGGTCATCAGCATCAAAGCCACCTCCCCAACCATGTTTAGCTTCGATGTGCCAGAGAAACCACGCAAGAATTCTTTGAGGTATGGTTAAATACGGAATCATATCTTGTCTCCTTTTCTTAGTTATTCATCGTTGATTCTTACGTTGCTAATGCAAGTATTTGATTGTCGATACAGTCATCTGCTGGTTTAACGGCTTGCTCTAGCGTCTCAGGTTCTCTCATAAACAACACCCAATGCGTCTTAGACGCTTTAGGTCGGCGATTACCGATGATTGGTTTTGCCGGACAAAGTGCAAGTACATCTTTAAGCGGAATGTGGTACTCGTACCACTTAAAGACCAGCACTCCGCAGGGCTTGAGCACTCTCAAACACTCGCGAAAGCCTTTGTCCAAGTCCTCATGCCAGCTGTCGTGACTAAGTTTGCCGTACTTATCGACTTGCCAACCTGATCCAACGTCTAAATGCGGTGGGTCAAAGATGACAAGATTAAAGCTTTTATCCGGGTAAGGTAACTCCCGGAAGTCAGCCACTATATCTGGACTGACATCGAGCGTACGTCCATCACATAACGTGAGATGTCTTGGATGTGCATCACATTTAAGTACACGGTCATCTTGCTTATCAAAATAAAAACTACGTCCCCCACAGGCGACATCTAACGCTGGCGGCAAGTTATCCGTCATCTCGCACCACCCGTGCACCGCAATGGGGACAATACAAGTCATCGTCATACAGGTCAGCTCCGCACTCGGAACAGACGATGTTATTGCCAGCTTAAACTGGCTTGCATGTAGGGTCAATGAGGTCGGCTAGACGGTTGAACAAGTTAGCGTAATCGTATGTAATGCCGATACAATTGAGAAGAGCAACATATACCTCGTCAGTGGTACGAGCGGTACTAACTTCACGCAGATTCTTCGCTACCTCTTCGCGGTTAGTCATCGCTATCACCTAGCATTTCTATTTGGTCGGTGATTTCCCACAGCTTCGCTGTCGTTTCTTTGTTCATAATGGTGTTTTGGCTTAGGGTACGCCTAATCTCGCCGACAAGCGATGTGATTGTTACTGTCTTCTTGTGGGTAAGTTCGTTTGACTTATAGAAATTGAGAGCGGACAGTTTCGTGTGTACCACGCGGACCGTTACGCCATTGTCATTAAATATAAAGCCATTTACTGTAAACTCTCTGTCACCGACATATACTGTGTCTCCAGCATGGATAACTTCACCGTCTTTATCCAGCGGTAACTCAATCATGTTTGACGTGTCACAGAGGTCAAAAATAACCCTGGCTATCACACAAAGCTCTCTAACCTGGTCATTTTCGATTAGTTCTTCTTCCCCTGTGAGAGCCTTAAAGAGTGTTGAGTTGGTAATGTAATAAGTGCTCCTCAAC